ATCTAATACTGAAGGGGAAGGTTTATCAGGTACATTTGGTATCCCATTTATAGAATAAGTATCCTGTAGTTTTGATTGAGCTGTTGCTCCTACTGGTGTGGCAGGAGTTGAACCATTTCCTTGAGATAGGGTTGATCCAGGTGTTTGTGTTAATTTATTTAATAGTCCCATTGTGTTTATGTTTTTATGTTTGTTATAAATATTAAATTTTATTGAATTTCTCGCTCTGCTGTGTTGATACCTTGTCCTACTTCATTTCCACCCATTTCTATTGTTGTTGATTTAGCTAGGATTTGTTGGTTAACCCCAACAACTTGTTGAGTTACTGCTATAAGTTGGTCTATTCTAGCTACTAAAGCAGCATTATTTTGGGTTCCTCCCCCTCCACCCTTTTGATTCATTTTATCAACTGCTCCAGGAGCAGCAACAAAATCATCATTTTTTGATAATTCGAATAATCCTCCTTCTTTGGGGGATACTTGGGTTTTACCATCAGCCCTACCCATCATATCACCTGCTTTTTTAGGTTTAGATATACTATAAAGATATGCTACACCTGCAGCAACTGCAGCCAGTATAGCAATAGTACCAATACCTAAGGTCAATGCTGAGGCAGTCATTAAAGCTGCTGCGGCTTGAGCAACTAAGGTTCCCAAATATGTTACACCTTGTACTATTAACCCCCCCATACTAGCATTTTGGGTAACTTTACTAGCAGTAATTGCGGTTTCAGCTGCACCCTGGGCTACAGTTGTACTTAATGAAGTAAGACCCAAGGCATTACCAATACCTTTTAAAACATTTATAGCTTGGTCTTTGACAAATATTAAACCCTTTAATATAAGGTTTTCTTTATTCATCCCCAAACCAATTGCTGTAAGGCTATTATTTACAAGTTGGGCGGCATTTATAGCTTGGTCTTTTAGGAAAATAGCTGTCTTATATGCAAGTCCTTCTGAAGTAAATTGTTTTTTAATTCCTTCATATAAATTGCTTAGTTTAGCTTGGGCATTTGATCTAATCTGTGTTGCTAATCCTTGGTTTTTATATAGATTACTTAATTTTTCAATTTTATTTCCATTTTTTGCTAAGAGTGTTGATCTCCCTTTTGCTAGTACCTTTTGTTGGTCAGTTATTAACCCTAATTTGTTGAAAATGTTTGCTGCCTTGTGAGCTATTAAGCCCCTATTTTGAAATGCTAACATTAATCTCCTTGTTTTTTGCATTCCTTTCATTATAAGCCAAGCAGCACCTAAGACTTTAATTAACCCACTCCATTTTCCTATAAATTTTGCTAACAAACCTATCCCACTAGCAATGCCCCCTACAATAGGCATAAAAGAAGCAGCAACATCTATAAATATTTCTTTCAATCTCTCCATAGATGCTGCGAAGCCCTCTTGGATGGATTTACTTTTAAGTTGCTTTGCTAGTTTATCATCTCCTAATTTAACGGCAATTTGTTCATCACTTAACCCTTCAGCCTTTAACTTATTATAGGCTTCAAGGGCAGTTCCATCTTTTACCCCCATTTTAGCTAAGGCTTCTTTTTCCATTAAACTTTCTGCTAAACCATCTTTAGTCATTCCTACGGCTTTGGCTAAAGCCTCTTGTTGTAAAACATTCATTTTTCCAAACTCGGCAGCACTTCCAACTTGTTTGGCTACTTCTTCTGCCGCTGCTCCTATATTTCCTTCTAAAGCAAATTGCCTTGCTTTTTCAAGGTTGAGGTTTTTTCCGGTTAGTAATTCAGCTTCTAACTCGGATTGGATGGAACCCTCAAAATCTAATAAACTACTAGATATGCTTTCCATTTGTGCAAATGATAGAGCTAATTTTTTGGATGTCACTAAAGCAGCAGCTAGTTGTTTTGGTTGTTGTTGGAGGGTTAGTAGGGTACCTTTTGAAATCTTTGATATTCCTTCTAAAACTTGTTTGCTGCTAAGGGATAATTTATTTTGTGTGGTTTGAACTGTTACTTGTCCTAAAAGGGAGGCATATTGACTTTCCAATTCAACACCTGTAGCACCTGTAGCTAATTGTAAGGAAATTGCGGCTTCAGTACTTACTTTTGCTTCCTTAGTTAATTTAGTAAAACTCTCTAACATTTCATCACTGAAGTTAGTGGCTCCACTAAGACCTTCATTTAGGACATTAAATGATTCATTTAAACCTTTAGAAGACACGGACAGGCTATCTGAGCTAAGTGCAATCTCGTTAAAGTTCTCTTGCATCCCTAAACTTTCTGTATAGCTTATACCAAGATTTTTAGCCATAGCTCCGGATGCGGCATCTAGCCCCATCATAGCGTCAACCATAAAACCAATTCCCGCTACCATTAAATTAGCGATTGAAAGTTGGGCTTTTAATTTTTTACCTATATTTTTTGTTACAGCACCAAACGCTTTACCTGCTGTTACTTTACCCTCTTCTAATCTTAATTGTTCTCTGGAGTCTTCAATTGCTTCTTCTAATCCAAAATCAGGTAGTCCTAGTTTTTTCATGGCTGCACCAATTCCTCCTAATATTTGTGGGGTAGCTCCTAAGGATTTATTAATAGCTTTTTCTTCTTTTAATCTACTTTCTGCATATTTTATTAGATCTTTATTTAAACTGGTGGATTTATTTAATTCTGCTCCAATAGCTTCTTCTGATGATTGGATTTGGATAAGTTTTTTATCAATATCTTTCTTTGCCTTTAAATCAGCTGCGCTATTGCCTAACTTCTTCTTATCTTGTTTTAATTGGTCTTTTTGATTTGATAATAAACTTTCATTAATTTTTAATTCTTCTAGTTTCTTTTTTACATTTTTTTCAACTTCCCCAAGTTGTTTGATAGTCATTCTAGTAAGACCTTTTTGGTCCTCATGTAATTTTTGGGCTATGCTTTCTAAACCATCAAATGCCTTCTTAGTTCTTGATAAACCAGAATTCATGTTTTTCATTTCATCTACAGAGGCAGCAAACGCCCCCCGAACCTCCAAAAGCGCATCTTTCGCATCTTGAATTTTTTGATTGATATCTTTTTGGAGGTTGTTGAAGGTTTCTTGCTCGGAGTTATTCCTCTTAAGACCATTATAAAGATCATCATAATACTTCTTTTGTTCCTTGGTTAAATCCCTAGACTTAAGAAGCAATTCAATTGTTGCCTTTAATTTATTTATATCTGCTGCCATTTATAAACTACATTTATTATAAATACTGGAGAAGGGATTACCTATAACTGTTTTTAAACTTACGGGATTGGGATTGTTTCATAAATTCAGGAGCATTAACTTTTCCTTCAGGAGTTATTAATGAAGATTTATTTTCATTAGAACTTCTTTCAGATTCTTCTTTTTCTTCCTTATAAAATTTGCGTATTTCATTGTATGTAAATTTCCTTAACCAAATAGGCATGTTATAGATAGTTAGGAAATCATACCCCCCCTTACCATGAAAAACTATTTGATGGATAATAGAAAATAAATTTAATCTCATTTGTGGAGCTAAATCAGAAGTCAGGCCAAAAAAAGCTGAGCCCAATAGGCAGAGTGACCTCCTCTCCACTACTCGTTATACAGTTTAAATCAACATCGGGTTGTATTTCCTTAATATATTCCCTTAATGCTCTAGAATCTCTTGCTAATAAAAAGGTATCTACAAATCTTCTTATATCTTTACTTTCGGTTTCACCATTTACTGATGTTATAATATATTTTAGTCTTGTAGATAATTCTGGGTTTGCTGTTTTATTAATTTTCTTTAATCCTTTTAATTCAGCTGCTATTTTAGATTCATCGTGTCCATCTAATATTTTAAATGTAATAGGTGTTCCACTGTGGGGTAAGGTATAGGAGAATTCATTTTTTCTATCTATTATTAGGGAACTGTCGAATTCTTTATTATCTAATAATGATAAATCTATATCTTCTTCTTCCCCATTAATGTCTACTGTATATTCGGCCCCATACCCTAAAATACGAGTAGCTATTAAGACGGCATTTTTATCTCCTAGAATTAAATCCTTTAGATTAATCTTAGTAATAATTACTGATTCTAATAGTTTATCTAAAACAACACCCTTTTGGATATATGCTTGGTTAGTTAGAATATCTTCTTCCTTAGCAGTCATATACTTTATTTCTATTTTTCCACTTGATAGGGGGTTGTCTTTAGGGTAAACTAAACCCTTAGATGGTAACTCAACCTCTTCGGTTGGGAATTTCAATTCGCTCATAATTTTTATTTGGTTATAACTTATTTTCTTATTATACATATCAAGATAAAAAAGAGGCTAGCATAAGCCAACCTCTTCTTAATAAAATATGTGTTACTTTTTAGAAATTCAATACTGCGTAGTCAATTGCTACCGTCATTGTAAGTTCTGTTGCTGTATCAGCTGACGTCCAATCGTAATCTCCAAAGTTAGCGTCAATAATAAATGCCCCTTTTAGTACCCACTCCGAAACTATGTCTCCTACTGGTCCTAAAACATTAATTGTTAAATCTTTCTTATAGAAATCAGAATAACCATCTCTTCCTGTTACAGATTCGTGATGTAATCTTACCCACTCCATTATCGCTTGTGCTCCAGAGGGTGTAATTGGGTCATACAATGATAAAGCAACATCACCCCATTTTGATTTACCTTTAACTTTTCTTTCTACGTTAATATGATCTAGAGTTACTACTCCTTGGGTTAAAGTTACTGCGCCTGCTTTTTTAATCATAAAGCTTGGG